TCACATCCCCCTTGACGCTCTTTTTATTGTCCCCCGAATCCGTCTGCCCAAAACAAAGTCAATCTACCTGGCGCCGAATTCTCTGTGGAGAGACAACTGGGATGTCTTGCGAAATATTAAAAGAGGTTAAACTCAAGCAATGGCCGATAATTTAATCATAAACGATGGCCAGTACGATTGGAGTGGGGGGATGGACTCTTCACGGTCTCCCCTCAACTCGGTCAAAAATAGTCTCCGAGTCGGCATAAATGTTACTATGCGAGGTGGCCGAGCAAAAACTAGGCCCGGTTTTCAGCAAGTTTTTTTGACCGATGACCCAGATTATCCAGGCTCCTTGGCCTTGTTTTCTTCTGGTAAAAAGATTACAGTGTCAAACGGAACTGCGTTTTCCGAAAAAACAGGTAACTATTTTCAAGGGTCTTTTTTTTACGTAAACAAAACTACTCCCGATCTTAGCTGCCTAATTGTTGTATCTGGTGGTTATGTTTTTAGAATTTCCCCAGTACAGGGGTACGTGTCAAGACTGAACATTCTGGCCAATCCCGGATCAACTAGGTATACCGGTCTTATAAGTAACCCGCCAGTCTATCCTGATAATCTTTTTCGGGTAGATGCTACCAAAAAAGTTTATTTTTGTCAGGCTGAAAAGTATCTCATTATGCAAAACGGCAATGATCGGCCTTGGGTTTGGGATGGTGACACCCTTTTCCAAACTGGTGTGGGTAGCAATATAAATGATGCCAGTGCTGTAAATATCTTATCTGCCTCAATGCCGATCGGCACGTACATGGCGTATGGTCAGGGACGTTTGTTTGTCGCTAGCCCCACTAAAGACTCATTCACGGCAGGGGATATTGTATTTGGCGGCTCCTCTAACCAAATACCAATAGTTCAATCTTATCAAGGGGCTTACGGTCAAGTTCAAACCCAGACTGTGCATGGTTTTATCGCACGCGATGTCGTTTCAATTTCGGGGCACAGCTCAACACCCAATATTAATGGAACTTGGCGTGTGGTTGGCGCAAATGATACTTTCATCCAACTTTCAACCCCTATCACAAATGCTGGTGTTGGTGGGTTTGTTGTAAAAGCGCAGGCAGGCCAAGAATCTGATCTTTTGCGTTTTACTGAAACTGCATTTTTAAATGAAGGGGGCTTTTTGCAGATACCCTCTCAAATGGGGTCGATTCGTGGACTTTCGTTTATGCCAACCGGAGACACGGCTACCGGTCAGGGTGAGCTGCTTGTTTTCGGGGAGTCCGGTGTTTCTTCGTTTGCGGTTTCTGTGCCTAGAGATATGTGGAAATCAACACCCGGGTTTCAAAGAGTAGCTCTTTCTGGGATTGGATTGACGAGTGATAAGACAGTTGTTGCAATTAACAATGACCTGTTTTTTAGGAGCCTCGACGGGCTTCGCACCTACCGCAACGCGAGATCACAACAAGACGGTTACAACGTTACTCCACTTAGCACTGAAATGGACATTGTTCTAGACTATGACACGGAGTCTCTCCTAAGCTCAGGTTCTGCTGTTTATTACGATAATAGACTGCTATTCACTGTATCCCCCCGAGAAAATCTTGAGAACATAGAGGCCGAACCTATTAAAATTCGACCAATTTCTTTTCAAGGTATTGGTGTTCTTGATTTTAATAGTCTTGGGACCTCGGGAGAAAAACAGCCCGCTATCTTTGACGGAGTCTGGACAGGCCTTGAAGTCCTACAGCTAGTTACGGGTATTACTAATCGGCTTCCTAGGTGCTTTGTATTCTCGTACGACAATACCTCAAACAGTAATACTCTTTGGGAGAATTACCCTTGGGCTCTTTTTGATTACCCTCTTGGCCAATCCGCCAAAAAGATTCAAGCAGCTGTAGAAACTAGAGCTTATGACTTTAATAGTCCTTGGAATTTGAAGAAACTTGAACGGGGTGATATGTGGATAGGCGAGTTGGCTGGTGATACCAAGGTAAATGTTTACTACCGCCCAGACGAAAATCCGTGCTGGTTTCCTTGGCATTCCTTTAATACTTGCTCCGAGCTCGATTCGTGTATTACTTCCGTTGCCGACGTTAACGCAGCCGAAGGTTTTCAAACGGTCAAAGCTTCTGGTAAGACAGTAGAGCGAGCAATTACGTGGCGTTTAAATTTTAAAGATCAAAAAGATTTTTATATACGGATAGCTAATACAACCGGAAGCCGAGTTGGTAACACAGCAACTAATGCCGTCGACCGTTCGTTTCTTAACACTTTAAGCGAAATAAACACTTCTATATTGACGTGGCCCGTTACCCCCGACCAGATCTCTTCCGCTATAAATTCAGCCATTTGGTCCGGTTTTCCCACTCTCCCAGCTACTGGTACTTACCTATGGCTTTATGCCGCTGCCGGCCTTGTTGACGCGTCTATCTCAACTGATATCTACGTTCAATTTCTGCTTGGGAATGTTGCTTTTAACAGGACTAGCGCGAGTACTGGTTCTACTACAATTTTAAATACTGGTATTTCTTATGTTCCCCTCGAAGCACCTGTTGCAATAGTTGCAGCCGAGGAATGTGGTTTTTATAAACCACTCAATATTAAAGATCAATATAGGTCGCAACTTCGTCTCCCAACCCCTGACAATTCTTGCGTTACTTCTACTGGAACGCTGGCCCGGGTAGGGCATAGCTTTCAATTTAGATATGAGTGGGAAGGGCAGTTTGCGCTTAATAAAATAATGTTTCACGCCTCCAAACTCGTTGAACCCGTTAGTGGTAATTGTTTATGAGTGCAATAACCTCGTACACCTACAATACGTCTTCGCTACTCGAGCTAACTGTTGGCGAGAGTCTTGGTATTCTACAACCTACCCTGTCCCCCGCACAAACTGGCGTTACTTTAAGTTACTTAGTTTCCCCGGATCTCCCCCCAGGACTTATTTTAAATGCTGTTTCAGGTACGTTATCGGGCACACCAACGCAAATGAGTGTTTCAGAAGTATACTCTTTTACAGTATTTAATTCTTTCGGTGGTTTCACTATATATATTAGCATTAGTGTAGATGACCCGTGCCCCGCTTTAGAGTGTGGTTGTGGCCAGGGCTATTTTTCAGATTTAGTTCAAGGGGTAACCGTCGAACAAGATTATCTCGCTACCCACCTTGGAGACCCTTTGACTATTAGTAACTATACCGGATCTGGTTTTCTTCAAGTAGATGGCGAGTTATTGGAGCTAAATTAAATGCCTATTAGCATGTCCCTTCTTAGCGTCTTCTTAGCTGACGCAACTTTTCCAAAGACTCCGGATTCCTCTGTTATCCCTATTGTAGTTAATGGTATTACAAGAAAAACATTTCTATCAAATATTACAAACTTATGTGGTGGGGGAACTGTTACCAGCCTAACTGGTGGTCAAAACATATCGATCTCAACGTCAAGCCTTACAATCCAGCAGCGCAAACTTGTTATTAATTTTACATTTCCTGGCATTATTGTCCCATACGTTTTAAATGGAGCACAACCTGAAGGTTGGTTATATTGTAATGGTCAAGCGGTTAGTCGAACCGGCGACTACGCAAATCTATTTGCCGTAATAAGCACGACCTACGGATCTGGGAATGGTTCAACCACGTTTAATGTGCCAGACCTTCGTGGTCGTTTTCCCTTTGGAACTTCCCCAACAGCCTCTAATCCCCTAAACGGTGCTGTGTTTGCAAGCGGAAATTCAATCACGGTTGGTTCGACTGGTGGCTCTGAGAATACAGTATTAACTCTGGCTAATGCCCCTATCCGAGAGCATTCTCACACGACTTCCGGTAGTATAGTTGTTTACGGGAATACCGAGCGCTCAGACTCAAATGGCGAGTGTTCTCCTCCCGGCAATTACGGCGATTTTGGACTTCCCGGAGCCATTGGCGGGTTTGGGACCACCTATCCTTTATCTAAGAGCAATTTGCCCACTTCAGCCCCGGTTTACCCCACCGAACCTTTAGCTTCTGTTTTACCTCACAATAATATGCCTCCGTGTATATTTTTAACTTATTTAATAAAGACGTAATATGGCAACATTCAAAATCACAGATCTTACTAATACTGATTTGCCGACGCTAGCAACAGTAATACCATGTCTTCAAGTTGAGGCCGCTGACGAATTTGTAACAAAACAAATTACTATTGGGCAAATAAGAGATTTATTTGACCGCTCAACAGTTAGAACAGTAAACCCAGGAATTGGTACAACGCTTTCTGCTTTCCCAATTACTTCAACTGGAACTGTTAGTTTTAACGCGCCTGGGTTAATGTGTCTTTTTGCCGGCACTCATGTTGCTGGCTCTCCTAATTTAGCTATTCCGTCGGGGTGGCTCGAATGCAATGGTCAAGCAGTAGCAAAAACTGGAACCACTTCCGCTTTGTTTGCGGCTATTGGTATAAAATATGGCGGAACAACCGGTGGAACAACGTTTAATCTACCAAACATAAGTGGCCGTGTTATTTGCGGTTTAGATACTGTTGAGTCATTTGCGGCCGAAGTACTTACAGAAACTTGGACCGGGAGCGGCAGGAATACCCTTGGAGGTGTTGCTGGAACGAAAGGCGTATCTCTTTCGCAACTCCAGACTCCTCTCAAAAAACATAGCCACACTCTAAGTTCTTCTTTTACAGATGGCCGTTTTAGAGCTGGGCGAGGCGGTGCAAACCGAAGCAACGCAGGGTTAGAGTATGATTTTTCAACAACACCAAGCAGTACACGGACCGCTTCCGTAACTCTCCCTCTGACAATCTCCAATCCGTCTGGGGGAGCTAGCGGAGTTACTTCATCGACAGAACATTCCCACCTTCCTCCGTTTATCCTCCTTAGGTACATTATAAAAATATGAGAATAAGCTATTTACCCGAGATTATAAATCCGCAACTAGCAAGTACGTATATTCCATTAGTTTATGGCAATGCTACTATCTTGACTAAGCTAGTTGATCTAAATATTACGGGAGTTCAACCCGGCGTTTCACAGATCTCGGCAGGACAGAATATATATATTGACCCCCCAGATGCGAGCTCTACGGCCAGTATTAATTTTGATTTCCCCGGAGCAATTTTCCCCTTCCCAACCGATCAACCGCCAGCCGGATGGTTATTCTGCCGAGGGCAGACTATAAGTAGAAATCTTTACTCGAGATTGTATTCAACTATTGGCGCAACTTATGGGAGTGGGGACGGTCGTCTTACTTTTGGCTTACCCGACTTGCGCGGTAGGGCTATTGCCGGGGTTGAGAGTATGGGTGACTCCGCTTCTTCGGGCCGAATAACTGGAGCCCTAGCTGGAAACGTCATACCCACTTTGGGAACTACTGGCGGTACGGAAAATACGACATTAAACACAGATCAGGTCCCAAACCCCTCTCACACCCATAATATAGCTTCAATTACTACTGGGTTTGTCAATGGGAGGTCTGAGGGTGGTAATAGGTGTAATGGTAGTAACGATAACACGAGGGGTCTATTGGATGGTTCCGAGGCTGCTAACTTTGATTTTTCGCTTACCTACACTAGCGCCGAGGAAACCGCAACAGCACATAGTAACGTACCCCCACTTGCTTTTTTCTATTGGGCTATAAAATACTGATATGGCCCTAATCTCTGGTTCCTTGCCCCCGCAAACTTGTTATGGTACCCCGCAGCAAATGCTAGATCTTTTTGCTCAATACCTTTCCTCCCCAACGCAAAACATTATTGTTGATTCCCCGTCTTGTACTTTTGCCGGAACTATACCGGGTACTTTCTTTCTAGACTTAACTTACGGTGCCGCAGGTGCTTCCGTTGGGGATATTGTTGTGATCTCATTAGCAGGTTCTACCAGTCAAGACATATGGTTTTCCGGATTTGTTTCTTCCGCTAATCAGGTAACGATAAGATGTCATAGTAATAGTTCTAATACTGTTGTAACAACTACAGCTTTTAGGTTTAAAGTTCTTAAATTCTAATATGGCCACAACCCTATTAGAAGCGAGAGAACTTCTTTCCCCATATGTTGATAACGGGGTTTGTTCTTCAGACTCCCGGGTCATATTAAAGATTAACGAAGCTCAACGGCGTTTGCATAGTCAAAAGTCTTGGTTGGGTGTTCTTGCTCGATTTTCAGTCGGGGTTAACGCTAATCAATTTACACTGCCAGCCAGCCTATCCTCCATCAGTACCTACGCCGGTTTTGGCCTAGAAAGTGCAAATAGAGTCACTTCTACAACAGCTCAACAAGGTTTTATTACAAACTCAGTACAGGCATATCTTTGTGATTCGGGCGATGTTGTAAGCCTAAACTTTGCCCCAGCTTCCTCAGATTTGAGGACTTACTCAATTGAGGGAACCGCCCCTGCGTTTGTTGAGGTCACGGGCAAGTTAAACTACAAACCAGCTTTATTGGATACTGACCTTTTGATTATTGACGATGTAGACGCTCTCAAACTGATGATTCTTGCTATATTTCGCGAAGAAAACAATCAACTTGACATGGCTCAGACGTTAGAGAATAAAGCTATTGAGCGTTTAACTGTAAAATTAGACATGGCTCTTGAGGCCGCAAGAAGGTTAAATTATCAAACCAGGAGAAATTCTTTTGCTTACGGCACTCTTGGGTATGTCCGATCAAAACTTGCGCTCGACATTAATCAGGGTTTACGGATAGATGATCAAAAGCTTATTGACGTTATCAATAAAGCTCAGGATCTTTTGATTGTAAAGAAAGGTCTTTTGCTTGCAGCTGGTCGATATGGTGTAAAAGATGGACTTGTAGTCCCCACGTTCACGTATGTAACACAAGACTCCGCTACGCTTGCAATTACTGATTACGATCAGATACGTTGCGGAGTTTTAAGTTTGCTGGCAGACCCCAGTAATGAGAAAAGCCTTGAAACGGCAAACGCTTATCGGGATCAAGCATTTAAACAGATGGAAGAAAAGTTGATAGTTGACCTAGAGACTAAGCGGCATTTAACTTACGAGGCACTTCGGACAGCCTCCCCACAGGATACGTTTGGTTATGTGAGGGCTAGATTAGCTCTTGATCTTCCTAATGGTTTAAAGCTTTCACCTGCAGAACTTGGTAATCTTATTAACAATGCTGAAGAAAAGCTTTTTGCTTTGGGTAAGTGGTACGGAACAATCGAGAGCTATAAGATAGCCATGACTACGGATGGTGAAATATTTCTCCCACCGGCCGTTGGGCAAATACTTACAGCCACTATGGGCGACATCCCACAAGCAGTATTTAACCGATTCCACGATTACCACGCAAATGGTCCTGCGTATCAAAGCGGCAGCGATGGTTTTAATCTTTTGGTTGACCGGGGGGAAGAATATCAAAACGGTCAGTTACTTAAGAAGTATTTTGTAAGAAATGCTTTTGATTATGATAGCGTGATTACAACCGGAACCAACGCCACAGTTTCCGTAAAGACCATCAATGTTCTCGCAAAAAAGAGATGGCTTATCAAAACGAACGATTCCGATCGCATGGATATCCGAAACTATTCGGCCTTAAAAGCAATGGTTCAAGCAAGCCTAATTGGAGAAATTGAACCAGCCGAAAGGCTTGA